CGACAAGCTCTTCAGCGTGAATGGTGACGCCGACCTGGAGATGACTAAGTCTGCCAAGCTCCGGGTCGTGACCGAGCGCCAGTTCTGGCATGGTGCGCTGATGCGCTCCTACACGCTGCATTCGTCGGGCGCCTGTGCATCGAACGTCCCCTTGCATGGCTTTGACGCTCTCGTGCCGTCTAGCCTTAACATGCGAGTCGACCGCTCCACCCGATTTCTCGAGCTGGCTCAGGACTACAAGATGACCACGGCCCAAGACGAGGCCTGGAACGTCAGCCCTACCAGCCAAAGCACCCACCCGACCTTGGCCGCCCACCGTCACCTCGAGACGGTCGCGATTAACGAGCTCATTACGGCCGCGGGTATGGTGCGACGCGATCCTGACATATCTGCTGCATCTCGCGACAGGCGGGCCTGCGGGGCTAGTAAGGTCATAACTCACAAAGACCTCGGCCATCTCGGGCCTGCGACATCGCCAGACCACGACGCCTTCAAGGAGAAGCTCAATGGTGCTGAGCCTAAGTACGTCAACACGCTCATGGATGATATCACCTATCGGACCAGTCTGCGGCCATTCGCCGGCGAGGACATCGTTGTCACGTCCTCGCTGTATGACAGCCTTTCGGGTGAGACGCCAGAGTCGACATGGCGCTGTACTGGCGTCGACAAGAACGGCTATGCGCTATTCACCGAGACCATCGGCGGGAATCACACTTCCGGCGTGTTCGAGAACCAGCACTCCTGGGACTTCGGCGCCAACGATGTTGTGCACATTCCAAACACCGCTGGCACGGGCTATGGCATCTACGACGTGGTCAAGCGCTGCAGGCGCGACATCAACCGACAGACTGTGTTCCTGTGCATGCGGAGCTGGGTGAACATGCCATTCGAGGTCGCGGATAGGCTCAACTATGCCGCGCACGGTGTGTATCTCCACGACCTGCACCAGGAGCCTGGCCCTTGCAAGAACGTGAAGGTCGTCGGACAATTCACGAAGCACCCTGTGCTAGTGATGAGGGTCGCCAAGGGCAAGAAACACTACGTCTACACGCGCTACCAAGATGAGACCTCCGCCGACGGCACCGCTACCATCACGCCGCCGGTATTGCGCCACCTCGAGCATCTTCATGCCAACGGGGGCAAGGCGCACGGGCTCACATCGCGAGAGATCCTCCAACGCCTGGGACTCTTCATGAAGGACTTCCTCCCAGGCGGCACCGTCTCCGCCCCCGACTGCACGAGTCTCCTCGAGTTGCTCAAGGTGCTGGGCGTTCCCGAGGAACGCCCCTGCATCGTATACTACGAGGCCGAGAATTTCGCGCGGGACAACATGGGCGCCGAGGAGCCGGAAGAGGACCGCACGGCGAAGGCTGTGCAGCAGGCGCCAAGTATCGTGACTGGGACCGCAACTTACGGTGTCATCGCCTCCAATGAAGCAGCCCTCAAGAAGGGCGTGGAGGAGCATTTGGGCGAAGGCAACACGAAGAAGCGGGGGCCCCATATGGCCAAGTTCGCTGAGTTCTGTCAGCGAGAGTTCATTAAGAGCCTTGAGGAGCATACCGGGTGCAAACCCGGAAGCATCACGATCCCACCTCGCGAGAAAGTGCTTGAGAAACGGACGCGCCCGTCGCAGCGCGCCAATGAAGTCAACTGGGGTGTCGGAGAGTGCCCGGGAGACAACATCGGACACGGGTTCATCAAGGCAAATGAAGTGTCCAAGCAGAAAGGCGTCCCGCGCATGGTCCAGGGGCCGCCTCACGACCTGTCCATTAAGTCTGGCCAACTCGGGCAAGCCTTGGAGCGCATCTTTAAGGCGAACGAGGACAGCCACGGCGTGGCATGGTACTGCCCGGGGTTTAACCCCCGGAAACTTGGCGAAGCCATGGCCGCGCAGCATGACTTTTCAAAGCGCATGGCCAGGGAGTTCGGGGCAGGCCCGATACCCCAGGTGGACTACAAGTCGGCTGACGACTCCCACACGGAGGAGTCAGCCACGCTCATCGCTGACATCATTCGGCATTTCTTTTCAGATGAGCACGACCCCGACCTCGGAATGTCCCACAAGGCGTGGGCTCTCCAGACCTACTACGAGTGCTTCAACTTCATAGTCCAGGTCGGGCACAAGGTCAAGAGCACGAAGTGGAAGAACGCTAGTGGCACCGGCATCACTACAATACTCAACACACTCGTGTTCGCTTTCCGCTCATACATGACGATCCTCCTCGCGCTCTGCTTCAATCAGATGATCGATGAGGATGGAGAGATTTCGGGCTTCCCACGAAACGCCGGGGAGTCCGACGCAAAGGCGGCCGGCGAAGCCGACTGGTTCACCAAGGAGATGTTCCGTCAGCAGCTCAAGACGCTGCAGAACCAGGGCGTGCTTCATTATGCAATTCCTCAGTATGACACCGTAGACTGGACAGCCTGCCAAAACAGGTTTCGCGTCAACTCGACGAAGCGCTGTCCCGTC